AAGCTCATCAGGAGGCAGTAGTTCTCACTCTCACTCATTAAGTGGTAGTATTACTAGTGGTGGCTCAGGTACTTCAGGTTCAGGGGGCACAGGGTCTACAAGCTCATCAGGTCCTACAGCATTTGCACCACAGTATATTGATGTTATTGTTTGTAGTAAAGACTAATGGCACTAGAAGTAGAATTCTTCTGTCCTTTAGGTAGTGAATGTGAAACGGCATCAGGTAAGGTTATCAAGCGTTGTGCTTGGTACACTAAGATGGTAGGACTAGACCCAAACACAGGAAAAGAGGTTGATGATTGGGCGTGTGCTATGAGTTGGATGCCTATGCTACAGGTTGAGATGTCTAGTACAAATAGAGGTCAGACAAAAGCACTAGAGAGCTTTAGAAATGAAACAGTTAAAGGTCAAGATGAATTTAATTCTCTTGTCAAGAAAAGAAATAATATATTAGGAGAACACTAATGAACGTATGTGTAATTACAGAAGACAAAATGCTTCAAGTAGATGGAGAAGCATTAAACTTCGACTTTACTATTGATTCAAATATTCACGCTATTCAATGGAGTGGAACAGAAGGTCATATCGAATTTAAGGACGGTACACCTAATGAAGACATCACAGACTTCACACCTTATCAATCTTTAATCGATGCTCACAATGCAGAGAAGCAACGTATCGTGGATTATGAGCTGAATAGTATTGTCAGTTTTGAAGAACTAAGAACTAAACGTGACAACCTGTTAGAAGACACTGACTTTCGTGTGTTGTCTGACTATCAAGGGAACGACCAACAAGCGTGGTTAGATTATAGGCAGGAGTTAAGAGATTTGCCTGATGGTTATGAGCCTGTCAAGAATCCTTCTTATCCTAAACAACCTGGAGCGCTATAGTGAAAGCTAACAAGAGCATTGTCTCAAACGTATGGGTAATGCAACTTGAGTTGACATATAAAGGTGATGTTATTGAAGGACACGCTCACGAGTTTGACCACCAACACTTACTAGCTATTGGTGAAGTTGATATTACTGTTGATGGTGAGACTACTAGGTTTACCGCCCCTCAGATGGTGTTTATTGCTAAAGACAAGGTGCACTCTATGAGAGCAGTAAGTGAATATACTTTAGGGTATTGCATACATCCAATCAGAGACGGTTATCGTGTACAGGATATTATTAGTCCAGATAATGTTCCTAATTATTCAGCTGACAGTTTTGATGGTTCTACTGCTTTTCTTACTGATGATTATAAGGAAACTTTTGACAAGACTTTCTCCCAACAGTCGTGAATATTGAAGGAAACTTTAAAGTATTGCTTACTGATGTAGATATATCTGACCTAAAGTCAACCATATTGGAAGCAACTCAGAGTGATTGGGGTGATAACGAAATGAGACAGAATACGTTTGCTGTAGCTGAAGATACTAAGTCTATTATATTAAAGTTTAATGGTCCTACTCAGAGGAGTAATCATCCAAGTGAAACAACAACCTTTGATGTTTGGGAAAAATGGGAGGAAGTATTAACTCCTGTTATTGATAGACTGATGTCTTTGTATCCTGGTTCAGTCATCAGTAAGTGTCTTTTCCCTAGTTTAAAAGCAGGCGGTTTAATATCACCGCATTACGATAGCGGACCAACTCTTGAACTTATTCACAGAATACACGTTCCTCTTGTTACAAATGAAGACGTTATTTTCACCTGTGGTGGCGAGGAACTAAATATGAAAGAAGGGTGTGCTTATGAACTTAACAACCAAAGGCTACACTCTGTGGTTAATAACGGAAAGGAAGACAGGATTCATTTGCTTATAGATTTGTACTGTGATGATTGATTTAGAAATAATGTTACAAATAATTAAGGATTATGAATGGAAATATCAGATATCTTTCTGACTTTAGCGGGTCTTGTAATAACTATGCTAGGTTGGTTTTTGATCAGACGTAGATGTCTGGACCGCGTATAGGTAGGCTCTAAGAGATATGACGGAAGGATACGGACCCTTTGAGGTCGCGGCTCCCCCAGCGTAAATAAGTAAAACAATAAAAAACCCGCTTAATTGCGGGTTTTTATCGTCTTAACTTCTTTTCCAAACCCAATCATCTTTAGAACGATCGGTAAGCCAGTCATCTAACTTGGCTAAATAAATACCCTCTGAGTAGTATAGGTATCTATACTCGTTTACGGGTTCTTGTAAGAACGCACAGAACCACTTACTTCTATCAAACTTAAACACTAGTAAGGGGTGCTCCGCTTCATTCTCCCTCTGCTCTCGCACAGTTTGCTCCCACCATTCCATAATCTGAGGAGTTTTCCCAGTTAGCAACTTACTAGTTAGGTGGTCGTCTTTGTAGTGCTTCACTTCAACACTGTATTTCATAAGTTCCTTAGGAATGTAAACGTCGGCAGAAAGACCGTGTTTAGCGTCTAAAGCTCCAGATAAAGGGACCCTTTCCCAGTTCCAACCTGTAGCTTTCCTTAAGACTACACACACCGCTGCTTCAGCCCTCGTACCCTTAGCCTTACTTTTATTTGCTACTGCCATTCTAACCTCGATATCTTCTTCTCTTTAATAACATTTACCTTACTAAGTAATGGGTGAGACCAACCATGGCTAACAAGGAACGTATTTAAGTCGTGTTCCTTTAGTAGTACCTCAATTAACTTCTCTCTACCTTCATCGTCTAATACCCCAATTACTTCATCTAAGAACAACACATTGATCTTAGACTTAGATAGGGTACTCATTAGTTTTCTAATTGCTAATAAGGTCGAAGTATTAACTCTAGCTAACTCGCCACTACTTAGCGCAAGTATGTCAATATCCCTACCCTCATCACTAATAACAACGTTTAGTTTATCATTAGTAACTACAAACTCGAGGCCAAAGCGTCCATCGGACAACTCGGCCAGGTACTGGTTTACTAAGTCCTCTAGGTCTTTAACTAAGTTCTCAATCTTGTATGCTACCAACCCGTTTGTGCTAAAAGCCTTCTTTAGCACTTCCAAGTTAGCGTACACATCATTGGTTTTCTTTAAGTTAGATTCTTCAGAAAGTAACTTTAACTTAAATTCTTTTACTTGTTTAACCAGATAGTCTAACTCAGTATTAAATTTTGTTATTTCGTTATTCTGAGATGATATATCCCTAATCTCAGATTGTTTTTTAGAAATTTCGGCAGTAAACTTATTGATTTTCTCTTCTAACTCTAACTTGTCTTCCGTCTTATTGGGCAGCTTATTATCTACAAGGTTAGATAGCTTCTCAAATTTTTCAACAGTAGTTTGATGATTTTTATATTCTAATAATTGTTTTTTTAAGTTAATGACGAGATTCTGCACTTCGTTCTTCCTCTTAGTGCTAACAGATACTGTACTCTTCTGCTCTTCTAATAACTCCATGTGTTTGTCTGAGTCAATATCTTGTAGACAAGTAGGGCAGCTATCCCCTAGCTTTTCTATTTTTTGCACTACTGCGTCAGCTTGGGCAATAATAGTCTTTAAGGAGGTAAATTCTTCGTTTAACTCTCCAAGGCCTTCTGGCATTTCTACTTCCTTGGTTAACTCCAAAGCGCTGAGTTCAGCCATCTGACTCTTATACTGATTATTAATATTAATCTTACTATTAATGTCTAAAATATTGGCAAGCTTTTCTTGTACTAAAGCCCTATTAGATATGGCTTCTTCAGGGGCCTCTGGCACTTCCATCAAAACCTTCTTAGTATTACTTTTCACAGGATTGGTCGAAATCCAACTATTAATAGTATCTATACTACCCCTAATTTCTGATACTTCATTACTGGCCTCTTTGTGTGCTACCTTAAAGTTGTCAAACAGCGTAAGGTACTTATCTAAGTTTAGCAACTCTATAAGGAACTTCTTCCTATTAGTATCTGTAGCAGTTAGAAATTGTAAAGAACTAGTAGTACTTTGGTATACTAACTGACTAAAGGTTTTGAAGTCCATTCCTACTACGTTTTGAATAGACTTGAAAGTATTAGTAGCAGTATGTGAGGAGATGTCTTCTCCATCACAAGTTAAGACCACTTTAATACTTGCCTTTCTTCCTACCGTTATATTATAAACTCTACTGTCTACCTCGAAATCTAGGGAGATATTATACCCATTTTCATTGTTGTTTCTATTAACAATGTCCACTTTCTTAATACCTTTAGAGTTCTTATTAAACAAGGCCTCTTCAATCAATAAAGGTATGGAACTCTTGCCCGTACCATTGGTACCTACTAACTGTACGATTAAATCTTTTTCTAAGTCTAACTCATTATTCTCTCCATAAGAGAAACAATTAGACCACTTTAACTTTTTAAGTATAATCATGAAATACTCCTAAAACCTCTTTTACCTTCTTTTCATTTAGTCCCATAATAAACTGTAGATACTCAGACAACTCGTCTTCTAGAGTCATCTCTGCAGTAAGAATTAAAGCAGAATCATTATGTCTCTTTATTAATTTCTTGTCCAACAGAGCATTATCCTTGTCTACCTTTACTAACTCACTAACATCGCCTTCTAACTCGTATATGGTGTGATGATAGTTAGTCTTTATCATTTGATCCGGGTGACTAACCGTTTGTCTAATAAGTTGAGGTAGCTTTAGTTTCATCCAAGAC